CCACCCTGGAGGACCATACACCCAAAGGAGAAATACTATGGAAGCACTAGCAGAAAAATATCTATCGTCCGCTCTCGAAGGCGCAGAGCAAGCCCAACAACAAATTGATCAAGCAATCGCCCAACTTGAAGCACAGCTTGAGAAGATGCAGGAGCAACGCTCTGAAGTCTCTGAAGCCGTCACTGATCTCAAGCAGGTTCTTGGTCTGGAGGAAGAAGTTGTCGATCAAGAAGCCTAATCGCAAGATTAAGTTCGGTATGTTCCCTAGTGAAGCCAAAGCTAGGGAATGTATCTCCCACAATCAGCAGTACAAGTTTAATAACGATGCTGCCAAGTTTTATGTAGTGAAGCGAGAGGTTACTAAAACAGGCAAGAACGCTTTCGAGGCGTATGCTCTGATCCCTCGCTGATTTTTATCCCTGATAGCTCAGTTGGTAGAGCAAGCGGCTGTTAACCGCTGTGTCGCAGGTTCGAGTCCTGCTCGGGGAGCCACGGGGGAGTAGCCCAATAGGCAGAGGCAACAGACTTAAAATCTGTAAAGTGCGGGTTCGAGTCCCGCCTTCCCTACCATTCAACGCACTCGTAGCTCAGTTGGATAGAGCAATGGACTTCTAATCCATAGGTCATAGGTTCGAATCCTATCGAGTGTACCATACACGGGGATGAACAGGTATCGACAAGTTAAGCAGCGCAAGCAGGACGATTAAAGCCCTTTGTTTAAAGTCCCAAGCTTTTCTTGGACGCGAGTTCGATTCTCGCCATCTCCACCAGCACAACAGTAATCATGCCTAACCAAGACAAACTAGATAGGACTTATATGGGAATGGCAACACAGCTTGCCCAGCTATCCCATGCCACTAGGGCGAAGGTAGGTTGTCTCGTTGTAAAAGACACTCATATCATTGCAGAAGGTTACAACGGCACGCCCACTGGATTCGACAACAAATGTGAAATTATTACAGTAGATGAAAGAACTATCACGAAACCAGAAGTATTACACGCAGAGTCCAATGCCCTTGCTAAATTGGCTAAGTCTACGAATAGTTCTCTTGGGGCTACTCTTTATGTTACTCTTTCACCGTGTCTTGAGTGTTCCAAGCTAATTCTTCAATCTGGGATATCGAGAGTGGTTTACAAAAAAGCTTATAGCAATATAGATCCTCTTGAGTTCCTGAAAAAAGGTGGTGTTGAGGTGGTTCATCTAAAATGAAGCAGCAGCTTATTAATTTAGAGAACCACTGGGAAGACATACTCAGGGAGTACAAGTCAGTACGAAACACTCAAAAGTATTTTGAAAAAGACTTGTATTCGGGGGCCTGGGATGTCTATCCCTTTCTCTTTTTTGGTGAGGATTTTGTAGACAATCAAGAATCCTGCCCAAAAACCTGGGATCTACTCAAAGACATACCAGGGCTGACTACAGCGAGCTTCTCGATTCTACGCCCACACACAGAGATTTATCCCCACACAGGATTCACACCAGAACTACTGAGACACCATTTAGGTCTTGAGATTCCTGCGAACTGCTCTATAACAGTATGTGGCAGGGAGTTTCAATGGCAACAAGGAAAGGTATTTATTTTCGATGACACACAAGAACACTCAGCCTACAACCGAAGCGACCAAGACAGAGTTGTCCTACTCTTCGATGTTAGGAAAACTTCATGAATATCTCACCATTCACAACGAGCGGTGGACAAAAATCTACAACGAGGATCGTCATACTGATGCGGGCAACTCTTTGAAGGAGCACGCTCAAGGACGAATCGCTACTTATGCTGAACTGCGAACCTTCTTACTGGAACTTGAAAAAAATGAAAAAGGACTGTGATGGCACTTTTGAAAGTATTGGCTGGAATGTGGGGGAACTCGTCCAGCGAAAACAAAACGCTTATGGAGACTCCTTCGGGCGAAGTGGGGAATGCCTTCGTCAAATGTTTCCCAACGGCATCAAACCTGAACAATACGATGACCTACTCACCATCGCTCGTATCCTAGACAAACTATTTCGTATCGCAAACAACAAGGATGCCTTCAATGAGAATCCTTACCAAGATATCGTAGGCTATGGTCTACTGGGGATGAAGCGTCATGCTGAACACAACGATTCCTGAGTTTTATTGTCTAGCTCGTAAGGAGTTCTTCTACAACCAAGAGAAAGGGCATGGTGAATTCGTGCCTGTCATGCTTTTTGGTGCAAGATCCCGTGGGGGCAGGGTACTAGAATTTCATGCTGTAACAGATGCGGGAATGCAATTCCTGGGACTGCCTCCACATGCCATCTGCCATAAGCCTTGCGAAAAACCTCTAATCCAAGACTCTCAACTCTGGGACTGTTTCGGTGATGAAGTTACCGTGGAGAAGTTTGATTATCTCGAAGGGATGCGATGCAAGTACAAACGAGAAAGTGATGGCAAATGGCTTTCTGGTAAATACATGATGACCTTCGACTGGACGGATAATGCATTCTCGGATGATCCTTCACAGCGCAAAAATGGTCATCTTATCCAGCTAGACTCTGGTAATTACACAGTTCAACCAAACAACAGGACTCTCTGGTTTGATCCCTCTTGGACCACAAGTGAGCCTGATCTAGACTGGAAAGTAAACGAGCATGTATGGTCATCAGAAAACCAACATGCTCGTCACAAGGAAAACAAGTTCTTCTACGATTAAGATCCTCGATCGTAACGATCTTGTCTCAGGGTATTGAATGGGGTGATGTTGCCGTAAGTGAACTCGATCTCAGTAAGCCCAGGCTTGGTGGGGTCTTTCAATAGGAAGTCCAGCTTCACATTTACAGAGTCTGCAATCGCTCCATTATCACACTTGTATACCATGTGCCCTGGAGTTCTTAGTTCGGCAAAACCAGCGTAACCACAAACACCAGATACATTACCAGCAGCGACATCAGCAGTAGTATAATCCTGAGCTATGTCTGGATGGTCTACCATGCTGAAGTTTGAAAAGCCTTGACCACTGGGTTCGATGTGGAAAATAACTCTGTTCAGAGCGCCATCACCGCTTTCTTCGTCAGGCTTATAATGTACTGTAACTTCAAAATAGTTACAGTCAATTCTTCCACCACTGGAATCTACAAAGGGGAACCCAGAGACATCACCCTCTGTTTCGATTCCCGATACAACATAGCTGTAGATTCTCTGTCCGCTTGTTAGTTCTGGGCTAAACATATCAGCAGTTCCACTTTCTCAGTGCCTTGTTGATCCGTGAATCGGGATCGTTAGCAGTCTTCGAGCTTGTAAGTCTTTTCTTCATGCCGCTCATACGAGCACAGAAGGACTTTCTACGCTTGGCTGATTTCGATCCCTTCTTTAGTTTACTGGGCTTTGTGGTGACAGCAGTCTTGAGCTTAGAACCAGGGTTGGCTGCACGATAGCGGGCAACACCTTTTGCAGTCAGTCCACCAGCAGCAGACTTGTCACCACTCTTGACAGAGAACTTCTTGGGCATGGTGCCTTTCTTCCCCTCGTTAACTCCATCAGCCTCTTTCTGTTCACCCTTCTTGTAAGCTTTGGAAAGACCTTTTGATCTGTCCTTCTTACCTTCAACGGTTTCTTTGTGTGCTTTTTTGATGTAGGAGGTCGTAGTGCCTAGGCTGAGTTCAGAAATCATGAATGCCATGTGTGCGTAGGTATTGACGATAGACTCACTCTTGTTGCCCCAGTTCTTGGCTCCTTTCTTACGGCACTTGACAAGAGCACCAGAAGCATAAGCAGATGGCCAAACACTATAGCGAGACTTTACTTTGTGGTAGCAAGCATCCTTCTTACCACCTGATTTCTTTTCGTTGATCATTTGGATTTCCTCTTGGGCTTATCTGTAGGAACATAAGTGGGCTTTGCTGCCCCTGATTTTTGTGGCTGACCTGGATCAGCCTTGCGCTTTCTTCTTTGTGCAGAGAGGCGTTCGGACTTAGACATGGATGCTCTCTTCGCAGAGGACACACACTTTGGAGTAGTTTTTTGTCCAGGCTGACGAGCGCAAGGTTTACCAGATACAACTTGCACCCATCCTGGCTTGCCTCCCTTTGATCGTGATTTGCCAAACCAGTCACGGAGTCCTTCTTCGCTAAGTCTCTCCATGCTCTCTTTAAGCTTGGCTTTCTTTTTCACGCAGTTGGGATACCGCTTACCGAACATGGTCTTCATGCCCTTCTTCTCGTATCCAGGCCAGCACTTCTCGGCCAGCATCATTTTAAGTTTTTCCCGCTTATCCATTGACAAATCCTGCTCAGTCTGGTATTATGTAGGGCTCTAGGACACCCTTTCCCGAAACTTATCATGAACATTTTCTACCTCTCCTCCAACCCTGAGTTCGCTGCAATGGACCACTGCGACCAGCACTGCTCCAAGATGATGATCGAGTACGCTCAACTCATGTCCACCGCGCATCGTTTGACGGACAGCCCTTGGGCAGAGCAGTGCTACAAAACTGCTCACAAAAACCATCCTTCGACCATCTGGACTCGTGAGTCTAGGGAGAACTACAGGTGGCTGTACCGACTTTGGAGCGCACTGGCTGAAGAGTTCTACAACCGTCGAGGCAAGCACCACGGCTCATGGACGAAGCTCAAGGATGTGCTCTGCAATATCCCTCCCAGGCTTCCTGCGCGTCCCTTTGAGCAGCCCCCTCAGTGTATGCCCGACGAGTACAAGCGTCCTGGGGACTCTCTGGGGGCCTACAGGGCCTACTACAAGGGCGACAAGGCTCGCTTCGCCAAGTGGGACTGGCCCAACGCTGCCACACCTTTCTGGTGGAATCGCGAAAAAGCTGAAGCGACCGCTTGACATCACCTGACGACTGTGGTATAATAGGGGCATGATCAACATCAGCATCGAATTTGACTGGGAAGCTGCCAAGCAGGACATCGCAGACTACTTTCTGGATAAACTGATTGGGCAAACGCTTCGGTACAAGAACGAGGAAGGCGAGGGAGCACTTTGCTACCTGCCCACACAATATTTCGACCAGACTGGTCTACGGTATTATGAACTGGAAGAGCGGGCCATCAACTATCCAGAGAAAGCACATGATTCCATGCGGACTCTCATGGCAGTTTGGCTGGCACAGAAAGAAGTTTACGATGAGGCCACTGCTAACAACGCTTTTGGTCTCTGGCGTGAAGGCAACCACGACACCTGATTAGGAGAAATACTATGGGACTTGATATGAACATGTACGCCGCTCAGAAAGAGATCATCGACCATGAGCAACTGTGGGAGGAGACTGATCTCAAAACTTGGTACTGGCGTAAGGCTAACCAGATTCACAACTGGATGGTAAACAATGTGCAAGGGGGCACTGATGACTGTGGCATCTACGAGGTAAGCCTGGAGAAGATTCTTGATCTACACAAAGAGGTTACCTTTGCCAAAGCCACCAAGGATAGCTCGAAGCTGCCTCCGACTGCTGGTTTCTTTTTCGGCTCGACTGAGGTGGACCAGTGGTATTGGGAAGAGCTATCGGATACCCAGAAATATCTGGAGGAGATGCTGGATGTGTACGAAGACAATCCGCAAACCAAATTCTATTACTACGCAAGCTGGTGATACTCATGAAGGTACTAAACAACTACAAAGGTGAGATTAACGGGAATGTAAGGCTCACTTACATGGACTGCAAGCAGCTAGAGTCTGCTCTCTTCTACTACATGCGTGAGGAGAAGAATCCAGACCATCTGGCAAATGCCAACGCTCTGCGGAAGCAATTCAAGTCAATCCTTGCTGCTTTCGATGAGGATTTCGAATATGGTGATTATCAGGGCACTTTTTGAGTGACATACTGTAGCAAGTGTGCTATAATAGAACTCATGAACGACAAGCAGCTAGAACTCATTGAAGAGAAGTACGGCAAGCTCATCCACAAGATCGGTCACTGGATCTCTGGTGACACTGCCATCTCTTCGCATGATGACAACACGCAAGACATCTGGATCGCAGCCATGGAGGCAATTCGTGGCTACGAGAAGAAGGAGAACCTGACCTTCGAAGAGTTCTGGGGAACCAAGGGCTTCGACAAGTACATCAAGACCTGTCTGTGGAATGTGAAGAACAGCAAGGGTGCAAAGATCACCAAGAAGTTCAACATCACCCGCAACACTGTTGACATCGCGGACAACGAGGAGGTGCTACAGAAGGAGGATCCCTCCATCTCATGCCCTGAGACTGAGATCTTCCTTGAGGACATTCAGCCCATGCTGAACGACGATCAGCGTATCCTTGTGCGTGCGATCCTTGAGGACCCTACATACATCAAGCCTTCGGGCAAGGTGAACATCAACGCTCTTGCCAAGACTGTGGGTAAGAGTTGGAACGAAGTGAGCATTCTGCTCAAGGACCTTGGACGAGTTATCGGTAACGAACTATGAAAGACTACATTCTAAAAATCTACAACGAGGCTTTCTTCGCTGATCCTGATTGTCCAGGGCTCTTTGAGGAGCTACCTATGTCCTTGCAGCAGATGACAGTGGACTGGGAGCATGGTTATGAAACCCTCGGGGGCAACCCTAACATGTGCTCTCGTCAGATTGCTTCTCTGCTGTTCGTAACTTGGGAGACTACACATGAAGACGAAATTTGACGAAGACATCTACTCTGTGTACATCAGCGGTAGTATTTCAAAGCGCGGGGAGGAAGAAGCCAAACCGCATTTCAAAAAGGTGCAGACCTGCATCGAGCGAGGTGATGGTGATCGCTTTGCCTACAACCCAACCGAGTTCAAGAAGAGAGATTGTTGGGAGGACTACATGCGTGATGGTATCGCAGCCCTGGTAGACTCTGATGCTATCCTCATGCTTGATGGTTGGCAGGAGAGCAGAGGCGCTTGCCTGGAGAGAACCATTGCCTTTGAACTTAACATCCCCATCTACTACGAATACACCACGCCATGGGATTCCTCAGAAAACTAATTTATGCAACGCTTGTCTCCAAGGAGGTGAGAGAAGCGGTAAAAATTGATGAGCTTAAGAAGCTCAATGAAAAGAAAAACAAATGATGAAAGCTTCACGAAATCTACCCACCACTGTTCTTGGTCTAGTCCTGATTGGGATCTTCCTTTACCTTTGCTGGGTGCGACAATGATTTACGGTTTGATTGGTATCGGTATCGGTATTCTTCTTGCCGCAATATGGGAGGTGCTCTACTTCCACAAAAACATTAAGGAAAACGACAAATGAACTTCTGGATTATAGAAAACTCAAGCGACTCTACCTTTATCAGAATCGCAACTTCATCGAAGAAAGCCGATGAGATCAGGGACTGGTTCAACAATAACAACACACAGTATCCTGGAACCTACAGCCACACCACAATCAATGTGGCTGACACAGAGATGCAGAACCTGTATCGTCATGCTGCTATCATCGACTGTGGTGAAGGAGGACCCTGGACTTGAACATCGTAGATAAACCCTGGGGGAGAGAGGAGTGGCTCGTACTCACTGAGAAGTATTGTGTCAAGAGACTGTACATCAAAGAAGGCCACCAACTCTCCCTTCAGTATCACCGATACAAGACAGAGACCATGTTCCTTGAAGAAGGTGTATGTGATCTCATCCTCGTTGGAAGGACGAGACTGATGAGGACAGGAGAAGCATACACCATCTACCCACAAGAGGTACATCGTCTCGTAGCACGCAAGGACACTGTGATCCTCGAAGTATCTACACCTGAAGTGAATGATGTGGTGAGACTAGAAGACGACTACGACCGATGAAGTACGAAGAGATCCAAGTCCACCATATTGATTCGGGGGAAACTTACTCTCAAGCATGGAACATCATGTACGAGGAATTCCCAGATCACAGAGACACAGATCTCATACAAGAGTACGAGTGGATACTAGTAGCAACCAAAAAGTCAAATGTGATAGGAGTGATTACTGCCAACAAGTACATTCCCAAGAAAGCATTACTGTGTGACATTGTAGTGAAACCACAATACAGATCACAAGGCGTAGGTGTCAAACTACTCAAGCACATGGGTATGCTACTCCGTGACCAAGGATACACTCACCTACTAGGATTCACCCCAAAGAAGAATGTAGAAGCTCTCAACACATACAAGAGAGTACACACTCTACAAGAGGAAATGATTGTCACAACTAGTGAACTTGAAGTCTCCATTCCTCACATCGAACAGATGGAAATGGTACTACAAGCCAGACAAAGCAGGAGAAAAAGAAACTAAAAAAGGTACAAAAGAAAGGTAATACCAAAAAGTCAAATTAGGTACTACCCATATGCCCCCTGTGTGAATTGTAAACCAAAAAGTCAAATTGGAAGTTGTTTGCTTGACCCACACTAAATTCAAAACAAATTCCAATCACCCAACCAAACCAAATTCTGAATTTTTCCCATGGCACGACGAGTAAAACAAAAAAGATCCACATGGATTATTGGAATTATTTCCTACTTCTTCCTGTTTGGATTTGTGGTAGGAATGATTACCAAGTGACCCACAACATATTGGGGTATGGTTTAGAAAATCCCCGATAAATAAAAACGCCCACCACAACATATTGTGATAGGCTCCAATTAATCCAAAGCTACGCCTCACTGTAGGTATAAAGAAACCCTCCAAGCTTTCATTAGCCTGGAGGGTTTTCTTATTCTATATCTTATTCTTTATCTCTAATGGGGTCGCATTCTAGTTCACATTCTTCACACCAGAAGAAATCATTACCATAGCAATTTTCGATTGCTTTTTCCCATCCATCTTCACTATTCATTGGAAGCATAACAGAGTATTCTTGTTGCACTTCTTTTGAGCCACACTTATCGCACTTCCAATCCATAACTTTATTCCTTAGTGGGTTGCAAACCTAACGGTCTTTTGAGTTGTCCAGCAAAGGCCACAAGATGCACAATCTTTGACCTTACCTTTTTGCTCAGGACAATCGAAAGAGTTACCATCGAAAGACTCTTCTGCGGCGAACCATTCGCCCAGGTTATCGGTATCTTGGGAAGACGAGTAACGAATAACGCACCGATCGGAATAGCGAATGTTCATTAGCCAAATAGCATCGCCAATGGTAGTGCCTCGCATGTTAGCAGTGTAACCGAATAGCGTAAGCTTGGGATGATTCAATAGCATACGCTCCCAAAACTGCACATAGTCTA